TAAAAATAGTCAATTTATCCTAGCTACTTTTATGTGTGTAAGGGATCATGAAATTCTGAAAATTTTTTGCAGAAAAATTTATTTTTTTCAAATATTTTATAAAAAAATATAAAACTTATTTAATACGTTATTTTTTATAATAATTATATTATACTATTAATATAATATTTTATGAGTGATATATTTGAAAAATCTATAGATAATATAAAAAAAAATAATAATGATGATAAAGATTCAATTCCAATGAGAATACAATTTATAAAAAATTTATTGGAAGATAAAGATTTACAACCTCTTGTAAATTTTGATTCAACAGATACAGAAAATTTTATATGTAGAAATATAAAAGATGATGAAAGTGGAGATTCATATGATACTAGAATAATTCTTAAAAAAAGAATATTAGATTTTAAAAATATAATTCAACAAATGGGTGGTAAATTAAAATATATTAAAAGTGGTACGACTGGACATACATTTAAAGGTATATCAGATGATGGTAATTTTGAATTTGCAGTAAAAGTTGTAGCTTATCCAAAAAAAGAGAAATATGGTAGTATTAATGATATTCGTAGACCAGAAAATGCCGAATTAATGATGTTAAAATTACTAAGTTATTTTATAGTTAAAAGACAGACACCACATTTAATTATACCATTTGGAACATTCAATACAAATATAGATACATTTGTAAATTTAATAAAATTAGATAAAATTGATGATAAAAATGATAGATACAAAGAATTCATTGAAAGATATGAAAATGGTGATTTTAGTTCAACTGTATCAATATTAATAAGTGAATGGGCGAATAAAGGTGATTTGCTTGATTTTTTTAGAAATAATTATAAGTCATTTAAATTAATACATTGGAAAGTTATTATATTTCAAATATTATCTATTTTAGCAATAATACAATCAAAATATCCAGCATTCAGACATAATGATATGAAAGCAAATAATATACTCGTTCAAAAAATTAGCATTAAAAAAGAATATTATAAATATTTGATAGTTGGTGCAAATTATAAAGTTCCTAATATAGGGTATCATATAAAACTATGGGATTTTGATTTTTCTTGTATTCCTGGCATAGTAGATAATATTAAAGTATCTTCAAAATGGACAAAAAAAATAAATGTTACACCAGAACAGAATAGATATTATGATATTCATTATTTTTTTAATACATTAATAAGAAAAGGATTTTTTCCACAAATATTAACAGATGCTTCTATACCAAATGAAGTAAAAGATTTTATAAATCGTATAATACCCAAAAAATATCGCGACTCTGAAGAATTTGTTCATGAAAAAGGTAGAATTTTAGTGAATGATGAATATACAACACCAGATGAAATATTGAAAAAAGATACATTTTTTGAAGAATTTAGAATTGATGATGGAAAGGATACAAAATCTAAAAATAATATACATAAAATTTTAAGTGCTGATAAAAATCCATCTGAACTATTGTTTTCAAATAATAAAAGATCTTCTAAAAAATTATCAAAAAAATCTTCCAAAAAATTATCAAAGAAATCTTCCAAAAAAAATAAAAAATCAGAAATAAATTTAAATAAAACAATAGATATTATTAAATTATTAGGTAGTGATTTTAATTCAAAACGTGATAAATTTAAACAATTGGAAGAAAATTATTTATAAAATTATTTATAAAATTAATTATAATTTAATTCTTATAAAAATACAATAAAAATACAATAAAAATATAATATAATATTCATTAATATTATATTATAATGAATTTAAATAATCCATATGATGATATTGATTTTTGTTTAGAATTATTATATAATTCAGTTTATAAAGAAAATGAATCAGATTTATATAATTTAGAGCCGATTTCTAGAAGAGATATAAGAATTTCTAATTTACGAAAAGATACAGATTATGATTATACACAAATATTAAATAGTAAATTTAAATTACATGGATATTATAACGGTCGTTTACATTATACACGATTCGGAATATACCCATCAACGATGTCAGTTGGTTTTTGTAATAAAAAAATAAATTTAAATGATTTATTAAGACCAGAATTATATCATATGGCGATGTTATATATGTCATCTGAATATGTTTTTGATGAACATTTTAATCATATATTATTACCAATAATGTGTTTTGATATTAAAAAAGAAAATTTATTAAAATATTTACCAAATATTGAAAAAGACTTTGGAGATAATTTTCAAAAAGACAATGACAACATGTATATTATAATTACAGAACATTATCATAAAATGATGACTTTAAGAGAATTTTTAGATTTAAATCAAGATACAATTACAATAAAACAAATAAAATCAATATTATTCCAAATATATTTTACATTATTGAAATTATCAGAAAGATTTAATAAATTTAGACATAATAAATTAAATTTAGATGCTATTTTAATATTACCAAAAGAACAAAAAGATGATATATATAAATATGGTGAATTAATATTTAAAATAAATTCAAATGATATAGACATTAAAATAACAGATTTTGATTATAGTTATCATAATAGTGAATATATAAAAAATGATAATAATTTTATTAAATTTGAAGGAGGTAATATAGAAAATCCATATTATGATGTACATTATATTACAAATTTATTATATTTATATATTGAATCTAATAAAAAAAATGAAAATATATATAAAATATCAAAATCATTAAAAGATTTTTTCACTGAAATATTACCAGATAAATATAAGATTATAACAACTGAAAATTATAAAGGATTAAATCAAGAATTATTTAATATTTCATCTGATGAAATTATAACACCATTAAAAATAATAAAAAAAAATATATTCTTTAAAGATTTTATAATGAATAATATTAAAGAACCAATCGAATCAATGAATATCAAGGATTCTAATATTAAATATATAGAATCAAGTTTTTTAAATAAATTTCAAAATAAAAAATCTAACCAATATTATAGTAATATGATAAAAGGAAGTAGAAAAATTTCAGGTTTGGAATTATCTGAATCAACAAATAATAATATGTCAGAAGCGGTAGCAGGTGGTGCAAAAAAAAATATGGGATTTTCAGCAACTTCGACCATGAGATCTTATAAAAAACATAATGATACATCATCAACATCATTTACAGTTACCGATAATTCAGTTGCAACAATGGTTAATCCAGATTTAACTAGTGTATCTGAGAAAAAATTATCTAAAAAAAATAAAAAACATTCAAAATCAAGAAAAAATAGATTAGATAGAGGTAAATCTGATAAAAAATCATCTAGTTCAAGTGATTCTAGTAAATCTAGTAAATCTAGTAAATCATCTTCTTCAAGTTCAACTGAAACAGAAGATATGGGTAGAACGCAAAAAAATATGAATCAAGATTTAGAATATATTAATTATTTAAATGTAAATGACCGTAAAAAACTTCAAAAATTACCAGATGGATATGTTGATGCTGCACCAGAACACATGCTTCAAAATATGCCAAATTTAAATCAACCAGGTATTTCTGATATGGGAATGCAATTTAATCAGATGAATATGAATCCGATGATGCCACCAGGTATGCCACCAGGTATGCCATCCGGCCCAATGGGTCCATCATCTGTAAACGTTCAACAAGCATTAGCACAAATGCAACCACCTCCAATGCCAGCAGATATGCAACAAATTGCGATGCAGGGGCAGATGGGACAGATGAATCAACAACTTAATGTTCCAATGATGAATAATCCAATGTCACAATTTATGGGAATGCAGCCACAACCAATGCAAATGGGTGGTAGTAAAGATAAAAAAAAGATGCAAAAATATACATTAAGTTTAGATAAAAATTTTTTTTTTTGAAGGGAGGTAATGGTGAAAAAATAATACCAATGTATCAAGAAAAAATGCATCCAGGACAACCACAAGAATATCAAGATATTGCAACCCAAAGACAAACAGAAACATATCAAAAAATGGAAAAACAAAAATTACAAGAAAAACAATTAATAAATTTACAAGTATATCAACCACAAAAATCAAAGCCAGATAAACCAACAGAGGGTGTATCTTATCAGCCATCATATACAGCGAATCCATATTTCCCAGCACAAATGGCTAACGCCATGAATCCTTTTAGCATGTCAATGTTAGGGTCAACTTATCCAATGTCAGTAAATATTAATAAAATTTATGAAATTAATGCACCAGGACCAGTAGCGCCTCATAATAAACTTTTTATGATATATGAAGATATATTACCTGGAAAAGGAACTATGACAACTTTTAAAACATTGGGTGAACGAACAAGTCAATTACAATTTGTTAGAACTGTATTATTTAATCAAGGAGATGGAAGTGAAGTTAATTTAGACGGTTCAAGTGTAAATGGGTTATTATCACATATTAAATTTTTAGAATTAAATCCATTTAATACAAATAGATATTCTGATAATCCATATAAAGGATTACCCGAAGGATTTTTATTATATAGAACTTGTTATCCAATTAAAAGATCAGAGCCATTTGGCCATGCAACATGTGCAAAAGACTCAATGGCAATAAATGTAAGAATATATAAATTAACTTCTGGTGCATATCTAATAAATAAACAAAACGATGTAAAAATTCATGAATATAATCAATGGAGAGAAATAACATATTATAATTATATAAGAGAAAATATAATCAAGAAAAAAATATGTCCTAATTTTGTAGCATTATTTGGATATTATTTATGTAAGAAATCCAATATTGATTTTGATAAAATAAAAAGAGTAAATTTAAAAGAATTTAAAAATATTAATGAACCACTTTCAAAACAATTAGATGATTTAAATATTTTTGATAAACAACAAAATCAATTTACAACAGCATTGATACAAACTTTAAGAAATATTAATCCTGGTCATATTATTCAACCATTATCAACTCAACAAGGACTTCAAAATACACAAATGAAACAAAAACCAATAGATTTAAATGAATATTGTGGTGAAGTATTAGTAGCTTTAACAGAATCACCAACATATAATTTATATTCATGGGCATCAAAAACATATCAACAAGAAGGAAATACACGAAAAATGATAAATACTGGATATCATAATGATAAAGTATGGAAATCTATAATATTTCAATTAATGGTTGCATTATATGTATTAAAAATAAACAAAATATATATTAAAGATTTTTCTATTGCAAATAATGTATTTATAAAAGATCTTGTGGTAGAAGGAACTGCAACAAGTTATTGGAGATACAAAATTAATGGAATTGAATATTTTATACCAAATTATGGATATATAGTATTAATTGATAGTAATTATAGAAATTATGATGAACCTGTACCAGTACAAACTTCTCAACCTACATATAAATTAGATGGGCAAATTTTTGATAAGAAAAATACAATTATAGGAGATGAAGATACAAAATTAAATGAAATGTTTAAGGCAGCTATTAATACAAATAATTTCGATGTAAATTTTACAAATCAAGGAGGTATTAAGCCTGAAACAGGTGTTTTAGATATGTTGGCCAAAATGACAAGCAATACATCTACAAAAATTAATGAATATTTTATTGATTATATGACTCAATTTATGAATAATAGGATAGGTACATATCTTAAAGAACAAGAAATTGTACATATAAGAAAAGATAATTTGAGAGAATTTAGCAAAGGTCAAATATTAGTCCACGAAGAAGGTACAAAAATATATAAATTTGTATTATATTTAAATGTAGATGGAACAACTGCAACAATATTAACAAAAGAAAATACGTCACAAAATGATCCAAATATTAATAAAGAAGATGAAGAAATTATTCAGATGAATGTACAAATTACAACATTATTCGGATATTCATTTACTGAGCCGATTATACAAAATACCAATATAAATGAATCTAATCCTACTGAGGAGAATATTTTAGAAACTTATAATATTTCAGATCCAGATGATAATTAATATATAATAGATTAATTATTTAACTTATATATATCATTTATATTTTTCAAAAAAAAAATATAATATTATTTGAATAAAAATAATATTATTATAATATATATGTCAGGATATATATCCGATTCATTTCAAAATTATTCTCCATTAAATCCAATACCAATATATAATAAAAATCTTCCAGGAAATTATGATCAACATATGATTTCTCAACCAGCATATAATCAAAAAAATTTAAAAATACCAAGAACACAAAATAGTAATAGAGATTATAAAAATGATAATATTTCTTCGTATTATGAAAAATATGATTTAAAAGGTAGTACAGCAAATTATGATAGGGCACGTACAGCAACACAAAGTTTATTTGAAAAAAATGATATTACAAAATTATTTTTTTCAGATGAAAATCTTAAAAGAATTCAAATAAAAATTAGGGAAGAAGTACGTAAAAGAACAAAAGGCCAATATATATTAGAAGAAGACCAAGATGAATCTGATTTAATGATTGTAATGAGAGCAATATATTTAGACAAATGTAAAAATTTACCAGGAGAAACAATAAGACAAGTTAAAATATTAAATCAACAAACTGTAGATTATTTAATGCCTGATCTTATATCAAATATTAGACAATATTTTGGTTATATTAAAGATATTAATCAACCATTACAACCAATGGTTAGACCACTCAATGTTTCGTCAGCTGGACGTAAGTTGCTAGCAAGCATCACAACACTTTATCGATAGGTATTCTTTTTATTTAATTCGATTTTAAAAAAATTGAATTTATTTATAATTTTATATTTATAGTTTAATTAAATTAATATTATTATATATGGATGAAATATTATTAAGATATAATAGATATATTTATAATAGATATCAAGATTTATTAAGATCTGGAAAAAATAAAGATAATTTAAATAATTTTGATTTAGCAAAGATATTTGAATATTATTCCTGTATAAAATTATCAGAAGAATATAATCAAATATTTTATGAATATTCAGATATTGAACCAAATTTTAAAGAGATACATAATTTATCTAAAAATGATACAGGCATAGATGCATGTAATTTATCAGATACGATTGTTCAATGTAAATTACGTGATAATAATTTATCTTGGAAAGAATGTTCTACATTTTTTGGAAGTAATGTGATATTAAATAATAATAATAAGTTAGATATAAAATGGGATAAAATGATAATAACCAGAAATAAAAATTCTAAATTAACAACTAATTTAAAATCTAAAAATAAATTATTTTTAGATAAAACATATGATAAAGACGAAATAATAAATTATTGTGAAAATTTAATATTAGATAAAAATATAATAAAAAAAGAAAAAGTAGTAATTAGAGATTATCAAAAAGAAACTATAAAATTAATAAAAGATTTGAAAAAAAATTTAATAATAAATTTACCAACTGGTACTGGTAAAAATTTTATTATTGCTCATTCATTGAAACCAAATAAATTTAATTATTTAATATTAGTTTCAAGAATAATATTATTAGAACAAATTGAAACAGAAATAATAAAATATAATCCAGAATATAATAAATATATACAAAAAATTGGTGATAATAATAATGATTATGATAAAGATAAAAAAATAACTATTTGTGTATATAATTCTGTTAAAATTATTGATGATTATATTAAAAATTTTGATTATATTTTTGTTGATGAAGCACATCATATTGTAATACCTGAAATTTACAAGATAGATAATATTAATAATAGTGATAATGATAATGATAATAATGATAATAATAATGATGATAATGATGATAGTGATGATAGTGATGATATTGATGATATTGATGATAGTGATGATAGTGATGATAGTAATAGTAAAAATAAAAAATATCTTCAATTAATAAAATCATATCAAAAATATAACAATAATATATATTTATCAGCAACTATTGATAAAATCGATGGATTTCAATATTATACAAAAGATATTCGAGAAATGATAGATAATAAATATTTATGTGATTATATCATTACTGTTCCTATATTCTCAAATGATCCATCTAATAAAAATATATGTGAATATTTAATAAAAAATTATCGTAATATTATAATTTATTGCAATTCACAAAAAGAAGGAAAACAAATTAATAATATTATGAATAATATACAAAAAAATTGTTCAGCATATATTGATTGTGAAACAAAAATATCAGAAAGAAATAAAATAATTACAAAATACAAATCTGGTGAATTATCATTTTTAATAAATGTTAAAATTCTTGTTGAAGGTTTTGATGCACCTATAACAAAGGGAATATGTTTTATGCACATGCCTTCAAGTAAAACCACTTTAATACAAATTATTGGTAGAGCGCTTCGATTGCATGAAGAAAAAAAATTTGCTAATATTATATTACCATTTTCAAATAAATCAGATGAAGATAATATTAATAATTTTTTAAGAACTATGGCACGTAATGATAGTAGAATAAGACAAAGTTATATTAATAAAAAATTAGGAGGTTATATCGATATTTTTATAGATGAAGAACAAAAAAATATTGATAAAGATAATAACATAGAATTAAGATATGAAATGATATATGATAAAATTGGTATATTAAGAAATTCTGAAGAATTATGGCAGAAAAATCTAGAAGAACTAAAAAAATATATTGATGGAAATGGAAAAAAACCAGCTAAAAAAAATAAAGATAAAAATATTAAATATTTAGCGACATGGATATCACATCAAAAACGTAATTATTTATATATTCAACAGATAATGATGAATGATAATATTCGTAAATTATGGTTTAATTTTATAAATGATGATAAATATAAACAATATTTTATATCCAATGAACAAGAATGGTTAAATAATCTAGAAATTATTAAAAAATATATTAATGAAAATAATAAAAGACCATCATCTGAAGATAAAAATAATAATATTAAATATTTAGGAAATTGGCTATTACATCAACAAAAAAATTATATAAATAAAGAACAAATAATAACAAAAGATAATATTCGTAAAATATGGGAAGAATTTATAAATGATGATAAATATAAAAAATATTTTCTATCTAATGAACAAGAATGGAATAATAATTTAGAAAAAGTTAAAAAACATATTGATGAAAATAATAAAAAACCAACTCCGTATGATAAAAACAAAAATATTAAAATATTAGGAAAATGGATATCTATGCAACAAGTTAATTATTCAAAAAAACAAAAAATAATGAAAAATAAAAGTATTTATGAAATTTGGACAAATTTTATAAATGATAATAAATATAAACAATATTTCATATCAAATGAACAAGAATGGTTAAATAATTTAGAACTTGTAAAAAAATATATTGATGAAAATAATAAAAGACCATCAATACATGATATAAATAATAATACTAAACATTCAGGTCAATGGATATCGGATCAACAAAAAAAATATAAAAAAAAACAATATAATATGGCAAATAATGATATATATATTCAATGGACAAATTTTATAAATGATGATAAATATAAAAAATATTTTATATCAAATAATGAAGAATGGGTGAATAATTTGGAATCTGTTAAAAAATATATTGATGAAAATAAAAAGAGACCATCGACTAAAAATATTAATACTTATAGTATGGGAAATTGGATATTAACCCAACAAAAAAATTTTTTAGATAAAAAATATATAATGAAAAATGATAATATTTGTAAATTATGGTTTAATTTTATAAATGATTCTAAATATAAACATTATTTTCTATCTAATGAACAAGAATGGTTAAATAATCTAGAAATTATTAAAATATATATCAATGAAAATAATAAAAGACCCTCAACAGAAGATACAAATAATAATATTAAAAAATTAGGTAAGTGGATATCAACACAACAACAAAATTATTCAAAACAAATAAACATTATGAAAAATATTGATATATGTAATCAGTGGATGGATTTTATAAATGATAATAAATATAAAAATTATTTTATAAATTAATAAAATACCATATATTCTGGAAAATAAAATGTTTCTTTTGTTACAAAATTATTTATAATTTCATCAGTAATTGTATTTTTTTTTGTTTTTCCAATTATTTCTTTAATTGATTCTCCATGTTCCATAAAATCCAAACATAGGATTATTAAAATAAGGATTAGATTATTTTTTTCAAATTTATAAATCTCAGATAAACCTGTATAAGAAATTATATTAAATCTATCAGAATCATTATTTAAAATCAAATAATTATCTTTACTGAATATATTATTTGTTTTAAGAATATTACAAAAATAATCAGTTGTTCTAAGATCACTTAAATCACTTTAATTACTTAAATCATTTATATTAGTTAAATGTTCAATTTAACTAATATAAAAAATTGAAACAGATTTGTGAAAATCTCTTAGAATTTTTTATATAAAAAAATTGAAACAGATTTGTGAAAATCTCTTAGAATTTTTTATATAAAAAATTGAAACATAAATTATATATAATTTAATTTATTATCAATATAGTAATAAATAATATGAATAATAACATAATAGATTTTTCATTTACATTTGTAATATTATATCTGTATACTATTATATTGTTTGAATTAAATAAAGATTATAGTTTGTCATTTTTACATATTATAATGTTATCTTTATTATTTTCATTTATTATCATTATAATACAACTAATTTAATTAATTAAATTTAATTAATTAAATTATTTACTTAACTATTTATAATTTTATTACTATTTATAATTTTATTTAGCAAGCATATACAAAGACTGTGCCGTATTTTTGACCAAGTTCATCAGCAGATTCAGTATTGGGTCTACTATCTTGACGAGCAATGAAAGTAATTGGGTCATTTGATTTAAAATCATTACCATCTTGGTATACATAATTAGCAAGAAGTGGATTATAGAAGTAATTTTCATCTAAAGGTCTATTTAAAGATGGATCTGGAATAACAATTGCTGATGAACCACCAACAACACCTTTTGCAACGGGTGGTCTATATATTGTTACAATAGATCTTAAAGCAAGATCAGCATCGCCAACTTTAATACCATAATCGAAATCGACTGGAGTATCATTTACGGCAGATTGACCAATATTATATGATTGATATGGTACAGTAGTGTATGATACATTAAAATTTAATGTTGTATGATTGACAGATTGATAACGTCTGTTAATATAAAAGAATAGTAAATTACGGGTAAACACTACAGAACGAAATTTTGGTACAAGTGTTTTGTGTTCAATAAAGAAATCGGATTGGCTAAGAGAACGTTCAAGGCTCATTTGTTGAAAACCACCAGCTTGTGGGAATAATGTTGGAAGTCGAACATTTATAATTGGAATATTAAGGAGTGCTGTTCTTTGAAGTGCATTATAATTAGTACTGCCGAGTAATGCACGAGAAGAAATAGTTGTTACTTGAGCAAATGTTGGACGAAGAGAGAAGGCTGCGAGAAGTTTGCGAAGTACTGCACCTTCATCATGAACATGATGCATATCTGGAGAATCAAAATATGACCAATCGTAGCTGCTGAGAACACGAAGTAATCCAGTAATACCATCATCTGCATCATAACCACCAGTAGAATAAAATCTACCTTGACGGAGATTAAGAACATTTTTCCATAATTCTATTTGGATTTTAAAACGTTTATGCATATTTGTAATTGGAGAATCATCACTGAAATATGCTAAACTATTTGGATCGTTGACAATATCCCATGTAAGTTGCCATTCAGATTCTAATTCATTTGGCATAATATTATCATGGAGGGGAATATTACGATTGATGTATGGAAGAGCACGTGAAATGACAATACGACCAATGTTTGCAAGTAACATACGATTTTCAATTGCTTTAATTCTTGGTAAAAAGAGAGCAATGATAACTGGGTGAATATGAATAGAAAGATTAGAACGTGATTTGTCATATGCACCTAATACTGCCTCAGTTGCACAATCGCGGTAAAGAGCGAGTTGATTTTTAATATCAGTATGAATTATTTTAGAAGTTTCAAATAATTTGACAATTTCATTGAGTGGTTGGTAATCTTTAGATTGAATATTTAATACTTGATCAGAACGAGCTTCAATACCCATAAATTTAGACATTTCACTATATTGAAGTTGATTGAGTGGATTAAGAGTATTACCTGTATCGCCTTTAAGAGCCATTGAGATAATTGCATCTTTTTCGGCAGCAGATAATTCATGTTTCTCAGCATATTTCATTGCTTTTTTAACAATAGCTGGAACATCATGAAGACCATAATGTTGATCTATTTTTTCAATGAATTTACGAGCATATTTTCTTACACGTTCGCGAGCATCAGTAAGTTTACTCACAACTTCTTCAACTTTATCTTCATTCATTTTCTTGTGTTTGAGAATGGCTCTAACTTGTTCTACGGGAATATCATGTTTAAGGTAGAAATCAAAATTGAGTTCTTCACCTTGGTTAGAATTCTTTGTACGACTGTCCATAATATATTATATAAGATATATTTTTTTATTTTATAAAAAAAATAAAAAAAATACGTTTTTATAGTAAAAATAATTATTTATGTTTTTTTGATTTTTTCATAAGTTTATTTTTTTTATTCTTATCAGTATCTTTATTTATATTAACAATATTTGGACATTCAGATAATATTTTTTTTTTCATTTTAGTTGTTAATGCATATTTTTTACCATTAATCTTATCAATTTTTAATAATGATTCAAATGTAGTAATTGGACAATTATAATTTTCAAAATAATCATTACAATTATTTGAAGAATTTGATATTAAAGTATTTCGTATAATTTTGTTAATATATAAAAAATCATTAATATTCATATTTTTAAAAACTTTGTTAGATGGATATATATTTTTAGTATAATTAATATGTCGAATAGATGTTTTATTTAAATCATATGGATATGTAAAATAACCATTAAATTGATTATAATTTATTTTTTTAGGATTTAATTTATTAGTTAAGATATATGATGGATATACACATTGATAAAATGATTGAATATCTCTTATATCATATATATTATTTTCATAGATATAATTTTCTAAAATATCACCGTGTGATAAACAATTTGATATTTTATTTGTTAAATTTAAATCACTATTTTTGAGATGATCAATATAATGTTGTTGAATCATTAACGGGATTGCTGTTTTTTCTGTTTCAAATAATCTAATTACATTATCAATATTATCATAACCAAAAAATAATTTCTGGGCACCATCAAAAATATGATAATCAATATCTTTCATTTTACATGTCTTTATAAAGTTATCAAAATCATTTAGAGAAAAATATTTTTCTCCATAAATTGTTTTAATTGATTGTAATATAGTTATGAGCGAACGTATATCATTATGCGAATATTCAATAATTTTATTTAATACTTTTTCATCATTTAAATTTATATTTTCTTGGATACATATTTTACATAATATATTTTCAAGAATTTCATTTGTTGGATTATAAATTTGAATAGTATATGCTATTTTTTTTACAAAAAATATTAATTTATTATGTTCATTATTTGAAATTAAAATAATTGGTAAATACCAATTAATATCATTTAGTTTTGTAAGATTTTTAATTAATAATTTTTCATTATTTGATGAAATACATTCAATATTATCAATTAATATAATTTTTTTTTTTTGTTCGATATTATTTAATTTATCTGATATACCGATGCCAAATATAGTTTTGTTAATAAATTCATTAATATTTTTAAAATTATTAATTTTTATAAAATTAATTTTATAAACAATATATCCTAACGAATTTAATATAGATGTTATTAATGAAGTTTTACCAACACCATGATTTCCAGATATAAGCATATTGCTTTTATTATATGTATTATTAATTTTTTTTGGAATAATTATATCATTGTTATCTAAATTATCTAAATCATTTAAATCATCTTTATCATCTAAATCATCTTTATCATCTTTATCATCTTTATCATCTAAATTATCAAATTCATCTTTATCATCTAAATTATCAAAATCATCTTTATCTGTTTTTATTTTATTTTTATTTATTTTTTTATTTTCATGTAATTTTTTATTTTTATCAAAATCATCTAACCATTTTTTAATTTGATAAATATATGATTTGTTAATATCTATGTCGTCAATTATTTTTGGAGTATATTTAAATTTCCAAAATTGCATATCATTGTTTGGCTTATAAATATCCATTTGTATTTATAAATCTTATATATTATATTTAATTTAAATATATTTCATTTTTTTTATTATGATTTTTACGAAAAATCATAATAAAAAAAATCAGGCAAAATTTGTAAATAATTATATTATAAATAATTATATTATTTATAAATTATTACGTCATTTTTTTTATTTAATCATCAATAAATATATTTTTAAATTTATCTAAAAATATAGAATGATTACAATCTTCATCATCTGATGATTCATTATTTATTAAATTTTTATTTTTATATTGATGATTATTATCATTATCATTATTAAAAGAATTATTTATATCAGTTAAACATTTAAATAAATAATTAGATGTATTAATATTATCTATAGAAATATTTGTATTTTTTAATTTATTTTTATTATCATAAATAATATGCGATATTTTATTATAAATTGGTTTTAGATTACGTTTTGATAAATGAATTTTTTTACAATGTATATCTACACAATGATTATAACATAAATCATCATAACATATTAAATATTTTTCAATACAACAACCATATTTACAATTATATCCTCCAGTACATTTTTTTAATATGCATAAATCACACATTTTTGTATATGTTAATAATTCTCTTAATAAAATTTTATTATTATATTGCGATAAATCAATATCTGACAAATCATTATTATCTAATAATAAATCTAATGTTTTTTTTCTATGTGGATCAATATTTTGTTCTAATATATCATGAGCATATAAACATTTTGTATCATAATTACATTTACCATTAAATATATAATTTTGACATAATATTTTTTTTTGATTATATTTTTTTATTTTGATATTAGTTTTTGAAAATTTATTCCAATTTAATTTGTTATTTGCAATATTATATGTAAATTTAGGTTGATAAATATTATCATTATTAGAATAAAATGTAGAGCTATTATTCTGAGGAATAAAATCATCATTATCATTATTATCATTATTATCATTATTATCATCATTATCATTATTATCATTATCATTATCATCATCATTATCATCATTATCATTATTATCATTATCATCATTATCATTATCATCATTATTATCATTATCATTATCATTATCATCATTATTATCATTATCATCATTATTATCATTATCATTATCATTATCATTATCAGATGATTCTAAATCAGATAAGGTTGATAAAACAGAATATATATTTTTATTCATTATATAATGAATATATATACATTATTTTTTAAATACTAATTTATTATATATGGAAATAAATAAAAAATATAATAAAAAATGTAATAAATATTTTACATCAGAAATTTTAGATAAATATAATATTGATTTTTATAATGATAATAATAATATGAATTTTATTGTTTTAAAAATAGATAATATATCAATTTGGGCAAAATATAAAATATTATGTATATATGATATTAGTAATAATTTTATTTTAGAATCAAAAAATATGATTATTATAGAAAAAAATATATTAGATAATGATATAAAATTTAATAAAAAACATATTAAAAATATAAATGATTTAGATAATCAAATAAAAGAAGAATTATTTAATTATGATAATATTGGATTTGTAAAAACAATTTATAATGATAAATGTTATTATTATTTAATAAAAGAAATAATAAAATTATAATATATGATATTATATGAATACCATTATTAAGAATAATAAAGAATTAATATATATATGTAGCTTCGTTGATATAGATGATAAATCAGTTGATAGCAAAAAAAAACATTTTCCTATAGCGATAGAAGGTAAAAATTGGTTATATAGTGATGAATTTATAAAAAAAATAAAAATATTAGAATCAGTATTAAAAAAATCAGATAAATTTTTAAAATTTGAAAATGATAAAAAATGTAAATTATGTGATGAATATAAATCAACGGGTACATATAAATTAAATAAATATATATGGGAAGATATATTATCACATTATATAGATAAACATAATATTAGACCACCTGAAGAATTTATTGATTTCATATTATTTTCAAAATATAATACAACATTAAAATTAGAATCAAGAATAATTGTTGAAAAAGATACAGACAAAAAATTTATTAAAATAAATAGAAATCAATTATTAATAGTAGATGCATTATTGGAACATGGTGGATATAGTAAAAAATATTCAGATTTAAAAAATAAAAATATATTTAGATATTCTGAACATTCTGGATTATTTGATTTTAATTCAAATAAATTACAAAAAATATTAGTATTAGGAAATACTAATAGGATAGATAAAGGCGATGATGAAATATTTATGCCAAATAATGTATCCGATATGTACGAATATGAGTATATATTTCATACACATCCACCAACTCCCAAACCTGGAGGAAGAGTCGATGAAGGAATATTATATGAATTACCTAGTATTGGTGATATATTACATTTTATTGATCATTATAATGATGGTAAAATTTCTGGCTCTATTGTGATAACAAGTGAAGGTTTATATAATATTAGACAGAAACAATTAAATGGAGAAAAAATAAAGATTGACGAAGATGCATTATTTTTTGAATATAATAAAATTAGTAAAAATATACAAGAATTAGGCATTAAAAAATATGGAAAAAAATTTACAAATAATAAATTTTATGGAGAAATTGCTCAAGATATCAAAATTATAAAAAAAATGAATGAGATTATTAATAAATTTGATATAGAAATTGATTATATACCGAGAATATTTGATAATAAAGAAAACTGGATTATTGATACAATATATTTACCAATTTATAAATAAATTAGTTTATTTATAAAGTTCACTTATTTATAGCTGGTACACTAACACATTACATCATTCTAGGTTGAGCCATATTTACACTCTCAGCATTTTTCATTACTTTTCTATTTTCATTCTTGCGTTTTTCATTCATCCACATATCCATATCATCAATATTCATTTGACTTAATTGCTGAGGAGTATAGATTGATGATGAGTTATTTGAAAGAATTTGTCCGAGTTTATTTAATATATCGCGAGTCTTATTTATTGTTTTAGTGTGTAATACTTTATGTCCTGGTGGTAAATTAGATTCTTCTACAGATACAGTTAAATATTCCATTAAATCATTTTTGAATAAGGCAATATTATTTTCATAATAGCTAAGAATTGCATGAATTTTACGTAATGTTTCTAATTTATCATTCAATTCTTTCATATCAGTTACACGAACTTCTTCAATATATTTATTTATTGGAGAATTTGGATGCATATTTAAACATTTTCTTATTTGTTGATTATTTAAAGCACTTTTAAAAACTGTATTTAATTTATCAAATACATTTGCATACGATGTATGGTTATTATGTATTTGTTCAATAGTTTCTTTTACAGTTATAGATGGATTTAAATCTTGTAGTAATTGTGCTAAATCCATTAATGCATTTCGTACATCATTTGTATCAGTTGGATTTAAACATTTTTTAACGACTTGCATTTCTTGAGCCATACCTTCATTTGGATGAACATGTGATGAGTGTATTGCATGCATCTCATTCCATTTTGCTTTATGCCAATTTTTTGTAATCATTGGATGAAAGCCTGGTGGGCAATTTAAAGACATAGAACTACTACCATCATTTAATGATAATGTAAAATATTCGTTTTTTCTTGCCAAATAAATAACAGCAATAATTACAACAGCAGCGACGAGCCAGTGAACCGGTTTAATTTTTTTTAAGCAATCCATAATATAATAATTTTATATAAAAAAAAATATATTAAAAATAATTATATAAAAAATAATTATATAAAAAATAATAATTAAAAAACTTTTTTTTATATAAATATTATATAATGTTAGAACAACTTAAAAAATTATCAACAAATCAAAAACTTATTGGTATTGTTGTATTAGTGCTCGTAGTTTATTTATTATATACTCATTATGAAAATCTTGAAGGAAAACCAGTAAATCTTGGTAAAGAAAATAAAACAGTAACTATTACAAATCATCCAGATAATAAATTAGGCGCGCACGAATATAAGCAACCAGAAGTTCCTCCAGCTATTACATTATATGATAGACATACAGGTTCTGCAGTATCTGGATCTGAATTTGTTGGTCTACCAAATGAGATTGAACCAGCCAACGGAGACACAACTGTAGCAAATTATGGTGCAGTTGATAGATTAGATGATGGATATAATGGTGCAGGTGGTCTCAATTATAATGTTTGCAGCAAATCATGCTGTGGTCCACAATATCCTCCACCATTTGCTCTTGAAGAAGATGAATTTGTAGCTAAAAATAAAGATAAATATGTTCCAAATAATTATATGTGTAATAATGCATGGAATAATACTGGTTGTGTATGTATGACAAAAGATCAACGTGAATATATTAGTTCAAGAGGACATAATGCTGTAACTAAACAATATGATCAATGTGATTAAATATTTGCGTATTCTAATTATATAATAATATAAAATATATTATTATATGCATTACTATGAAAGAAATATTACTGATATTAAAGATGAATATACAAATTTTTTAATACATATAATTTCCCCATTAATATATGAAGGAATTCGTTCGATGTATCAAAAATCTCTTGAAAAAGAAAATGAATGTATTGAAATGGCAAAGCAAGACCCTAGAATAAAAAATCCAGGCGTGTTAAAAATATTTCAACATTTTCTTAAAAACATACCAACTTTAAATTTAAATTTAATTGAGGCTGAAATGATACGAATACGTGATTCAAGTAAACATGCTGATATTTTTGAAAAATTAATAAAAGCTGTGATGAAAAGTCATATAATATTATTGACATATAATTCATCCGGAAAACAATGTAAATTAGTAAATGAAAAAATACATGAAAAAATAGATTGTAAAACATTTATTCATAAAATATATGTAGAATGTGCAAGACAATTTTATAATAATCCAGAATTATTTTGGCATAATTATCAATCTATAGATATAAAAAAAAATCAGAAAGATGCATTAGATATAATAGAAAAAGCAATTCATATATCTATAAAAGAAATGCTACCAATGAATGATATAATCGAAGAATATTTACGTAATGATTATATACCCGAAGAAACAGAAAGAGAGAAAATAGAACGTATAAAAGCAATGTTAAATAATAAACCAGAAGATGAATTAAATTTCTTTGATGACGAAGAGAAAAAAGTATTGTTATCAGATGAAGAGAATAATGATGATGAATATATAAATAGAAATATAAATGATATAGAAAATTTATTACATGATTCTGTTAGAAATGTAAAAGAAAATGAACATAATAATGCACCTATTATTGAAAATTTATCAGTAATACGCTCATCACATTATGATGAGTCTATTAGACCCGTTGGTGTAATGCAAAATGGTGGTATAAATAATGAAAATGAAGATAAAGATAATAATCAAAATAATACCAGTATAAATGAAGAAGAATTTAAACAAAAAATAAATTCTTTTGGACAACAACCAAAAAATAAATTTAATATGAATAGACAAAAACAACAAAATAATAATCAGCATGAAAATATACAACAAAATAATAATGAAAATATAGATATTATAAAAAATAATGTAGATGATAGAAATTATTATGCATCTCTTTTGATGAATTAAATAAATTATAAATAATATAAATTAATTTGAAATATAATTAGGAATATAATTAAAAATAAAATCATATTGTATTATATATGGATAATATAATTAAAAATCCCACATTTATAGCTGTAATTGCTGGCGTAATTGCATATTCTTATATAATTTGGAGAAAAAACGAAAGAAATAAAAAAAGTAAAAAAAATAAAAAAAATAAAGATAATAATGAGATATTAATTGGTGGTGTTGTAGCTGCAATAGCATGGTTAATTACATATGGTTATGTAAATCATAATTCTAATAATAATTCTAATCAAAATAGTAATAATATAAATCAACTAAATCAACCAAATCAACTAAATCAACTAAATCAATCAAATCATATAAACACAATACCGACATACAAGTTGGTGAAAGATATTAGTGATACACCTCGTTCATTTACATTAATGAATCCGACTGGTGGAATAACAATGCCATTAGCACAAACACAGATGCCAGAAATTTTTATAAATAATTTTTAATTACACGGTATAATTATTATTTTTTATCTGTAAAAATGATTTTTATTTTTTCTGATTTTATATTATAGAAAATGGGTGTAATGGATATACAAATTAAAGGTGGAGATAATTTGCCAGTTAGACAATTTAAATTATCAGATATGGTTGAAAATCCATCAATTATTATGATTGCTAAAAGAGGTTCTGGTAAAAGTTGGATTGTACGTTGTATAATGATGCATTTTAATAAAATACCATGCGGTATAGTAATTGCTCCAACAGACAGAATGAATTCTTTTTATAATGATTTTTTTCCAGATACATATATACATTATCAATATCAAAGTAAAATAATTACAAAAATATTAGAAAGACAAACACAAATGATTGATAAACAATCCGCAAAGAAAAAAAATGGAAAACACTTAGATGCAAGAACATTTATTATTATGGATGATTGTTTAGGTGATAAAAAATCATGGGTTAGAGATGCTCCAATTTTAGAATTATTATTTAATGGTAGACATTATCAAATAATGTATATATTAACAATGCAATATCCTTTGGGAATTACACCCGAATTAAGAAGTAATTTTGATTATATATTTTTATTAAAAGAAGATTTTGTGTCTCAACAGAGAAAATTATTTGACCATTATGCTGGTATGTTTCCAAACTTTGATTCATTTAGACAAGTTTTTTCATCATTAACTGCTGATTTTGGTTCAATGGTAATTGATAATCGTCGTAAAGCATCAAATCCATTAGAAAGATTATTTTGGTTTAGAGCACCTGATTTAACCGGACAATTACGTATGATGGGTGGAAAACAATTTAGAAAATTTCATGAAAATAATTATGATAAAGACTGGAGAAAAAAACAACATGTATATGATTTTGTAGCATGGACAAATGATGTAAAGAAAAATAAAAGTGTTATTAACGTAGAAAAAGAAGAAGTTGATGAATGTGGAAATGTAATTGATAAGAAAAAACAGAGTACACAAAATTTTATGAAATCTCATAATAAATATAATAATGAAGGATTTAATGGTTATAATGGAGGTTATAATGGAGGTTATAGTAGATTTTAATTTTAGTATAAAAAAATTAGATTTTGCCTGAATAAATTATTCATATTTTAATCTTTAGATTTGCGATATAAAGTATTTATTGACGCAATAATTTATAAATAATATAAATATTTATAAATTTTGCCTGATTTTTTTTATTATAATTTTATGGATAATAAAAAAAATGACCCAATAATTTATAAATTTTGTCTGAATAAATATTTTATATCGCAATCTTTTAATTGGACTGATGAAGTATTTATTGACGCAATAAAATTTTTTAGAGAATTTTTTGCCTGAATAAATATTTTATATCGCAATCTTTAGATTTGCGATATAAAATATTTATTGACCAGTTTGCTCTGTCTAGCATTAAGATCATTATAATTATTTATCCATGGTGTTGGTTGACTAAACATTGTTTCAAATATATCAGTTGGAAAAACTTCTTGTTCTAATTCGTCATATGGTATTTTTGGCACATATCTATAAATTATTTTCTCTTTTGGTTTTAATTTATTACTTAATCTATTATATAAATCCATATATAAAAATATAAAACCAGTAGTTAATAAAATTGTAATTATAATAATATCTTTATTTATCATTATAATATAATATAATAAAAAAATTTAATATTTATTCAGATTTTTTTTCAGTTTCTGATTGTTTAGCTTTATTTAAAATATTTGTTAATTTTTTAATATTTTCATCTAATTTAGTTTTAGTTTCATCAGTATTTGATAATTCATTTGTTAATGAATCTTTAACTTGTGTATTTTGTAATGTTTTCATTGGATCAGATTTATTTTTTTCACGAAGTTTTTCACGAAGACGTTCTTTTACAAGACGAGGATCATGTTGTTTTTTAGCAGTATTTAACATATTATTCTGTTCTTCTTTAACTTGTTCTTCTGTCATAACTTCTTTTAGTATATCATCATTATTTGTGGTTGTATTTTCAGTTGTTTCTGATTTTTGTTCAGGTACATCTTTATTTTTATTTTCTTTACTTGCTTTAACATTTGCAACACTTTCTTTGAGTGTATCTGCAATACGTTTTTTATGTTTCTTTTTATCTTTGTCAACCATTGCTTTCTTTTTGCCAACAAGTGCATTTAATTCATTAAGATTTGTTTCTTCTCGTTCACGCATCTTTTGCATAATTTCATTTTGGTCCTTATCTGCCCAGTGTTCTTCTGCAACAAGATTTCTATCATCTGGTGATGGATCCCATCCCATCCATTTACCAGTCTCTCCAACAAAAACATGGAAATATTTATCTTTTTGATTAATCTCATCAGCTGCAGCCTTTGCTTCTTCAAGCGTTGGAAATACTACTCTATTTTTATATGTTCTAATTTTTAGACCACGCATTTTACAATTCATTACGCCTTCTGGTGAAATAAAAGATACAAGAAAAAATTTTCCAGAATCAACAACTTGATCTTCATCAAGATTGTCAATTTTTGTATATTTTTTCATATCATCAACATAATTACCATCAGTTGGTACAGAATTTCCATTATTTTCACTAGACATATAATGTAATAAAATAAATAATTCTTAAATATATTTATATAAAAGATTATAAAAAAAAAATAAATTTATTATTTAATAAAACAAGAATACTAAAAAGATGAGTGAAATGGCCAACTATTATATCTACAAATTTTTTTCCAAATTGCATCATGCATTTTTAATTTATCTCTAGATTTTAATAATTTAAAATATTTAGAATTATTAAACATTTTAGGATTATTATCCATTTCTGCTTTTATTAAAAATAATTTATTTAATACGTACGAATAATTTTGATTATTTTCTCTTGAATCTGGTTTATATAATTTATATGCTTTTTCGTTCATTCTATACATTTTTTTAATATCATCCTCTTCATCTCTTGATAAAGATGGAGGAGGAATACCTGTAATATGACTAAAAATTAAAAAATGATGTTCATAAAACATATCTTTTCTATATTTTTTAAGAATTTTTAATATTATTTCAGGTGTAATATCGTCTATATTAACCATTCTTTTTTTTAATTCTAATTTTATCATATCATATATAGCAGATGGAATTATAGTTGTTTGTTTTGCTTGATATTGATTTAATTTTTCAATTAAATGATTTATAGGATTATATGGATATTTTGGTTTTTCATTCATTGCATCTTTATGTGATGGAATTTCACTTTCTATTATAACATATTCTGCCTGACTACAATTTTGACATATAAAATATCCTTCGGATTGCATTAAAATTAATTCACAAGAACAATTTTTACATTGTTTAATTGGTGATAATTTTACTTTATCACATACATAATATGAATCAGTAAGACATAAATATTGATCTTTTAATGTACCCTTTTCATGAATAACTTGTTTAATTGAATCTGTCAAAGTATTGCCTGAAATATCAACTGATAAAAAACTTAATATTGATTTTTTATCTGGTTGAATTTTTAATCGTCTTTTTTTAGATTGTTTTTTATTTTTAACGTCTTTATTAGATATTTCATTTAATTTTTTAAATCTATCCATTATATTATCAATATCTGAATTATCGTTTGATTCTGTATTTTCAATAGATTGTTTCTTATCACTTTTGTCTAAATCATTATTATCATCATTAATAGAAAGATTAATTTCTATTTCATCTGGAATTTCACTGGAATTTTCTTTTGATTTATTCTCATAATATTGAATTAATATATCTTTTGTTTTATCAAAATAATCTAATTCATCATTTGATATTTCTAAATCTTTAATTTGATAATTTAATTGATTTATTTTTCTATTTATATTATTTATTTCTTCTTGATTTGATTTTTCAAGTGTTTCTAATTTTTTATGTAAAAAATATATTTTTTTTTTCATTTTTGAAATATTTTGATTAATATCATCAAATTTTTGTATAGTTTCTGTATGTATTTCATCTAAAGTTTTGCATTCCTGAGAAAATTTAACCCTACACGGTTTGTATTTGAAAGCCATATATAAGAAGATATAATATGCTCTTTAAATATTATTTTTTTAATAAATATTAATCCCAAGAAAAATTAGTTTTTAGGATTAAAATGTATTATCTATTTCCCATAGATACAATTTAATTTTTAAATTAATACAACTATTTATTCACACAAAAAACGTGTATAATATATTCAATATACGAAAGTTATTATATATCGACAATTATATAATTAAAAAAATAAAAATCATATAAAAATAATATTTTTTAATAATAATTTTTTCTAAATAATAGTTATATTAAAATGGGAGGAGGTTTAATGCAACTCGTCGCTTATGGCGCACAAGACGTTTATTTAACAGGTAATCCACAAATTACTTTCTTTAAAGTCGTATATCGTCGTCACACTAACTTTTCTATGGAATGCATAGAACAACCAATTGACGCTGCCCGCTTTGGTGGTCGTCACACTGTCCAAGTTCTCCGTAATGGTGATCTTGCTGGTCGTATGTATGTCAAACTTACACTTCCTAGTCTTACTGTTTCAGGCTATTCTACAAATAAAGAAGAAGAAAATGACACAAATGATGGTCGTATTGCATGGGTTTCTCGTGTAGGTCATGCCATTATTAACAATATTGAATGCACTGTTGGTGGTTCCCAAGTTGATAAACATTGGGGTACATGGTATGATCTCTGGTATGATCTTACTCACACCGAAGAACAAACCCGTGGTTATGATAAACTCATTGGTAATGTTCCAGAACTCACAGTTCTTAACAGCAATCTTCCAGAATATACTCTTTATGTTCCACTTCAATTCTGGTTCAATCGTAATACCGGTCTTGCTCTTCCACTTATTGCTCTTCAATATCATGAAGTCCGTTTCAATATTGAATTTTCCCAACGCCAATATCTTCTTAACACTCAAAATGGTGTTTCATCTAGTGGTGCAGCATTTCAACCAGTAATTCAAGTTGGTAACGGTGGTTCAACAACTGACATTGTAGATGCTAGCATTCTTGTTGATTATATCTATCTTGATCAAGAAGAACGCCGTCGTATGGCCCAAGTTGGTCATGAATATCTTATTGAACAAGTTCAATTTAGCGGAACTGAATCTGTAACTGGTTCAAACCAAAAAGTCAAACTTGATTTCAATCATCCTTGCAAAGAACTTGTATGGGCTATTAATTCTAACTTATTTACAAACAATACCCGCTTTTTAACTTATTATGTAGGTAATCCAGGTGATGCAACTGCTACTGCTGCATGCCTCGATTTAGCAAATGTCAATCTTGCAACTGGTATGCTTAGCGTTACTAATCCCGGTGCAGATTGGCAAGCTGTCGATGCAAACGCTGAAAATGTTTCTGGAGGCTCTGTTGGTATTGTTAACTTTAAGGTAGGTGATGTCGAATTTACTGCAATTGTTACAAATGAAGGCACATCTTCTCAGAATTGGACTGGAACCAATTTATATGTACCTAAAAATACTACAGTAGTATTTGGTACAACCGGTACTAATGGTGTCGATCTTGCTCAAAAACTCCGCCAAGTTCAATTCAATTTACGTACTGTTGGTGATAATCCTACTCCAACTGTATCAGATGTTCAAGTATTAAAATCATATCTTAATCTTGCCGATGCTTCTCTCTCACCTACTGCTAATGTTTCAAATTTTGTTGACAATCGTTCTGCTGCTGGCGAATCTCTTGATGTATATCTCCAACAACCATTTAATTATGGTGCAGATCTTGCTGGACAAGGCAACCTTGTATCTGTTGCTAAACTTCAACTTAACGGTCATGATCGTTTTGATGAACAACCAGGTGAATACTTCAACTATGTCCAACCATACCAACACCACACTCACACTCCAGCTGATGGTGTAAACGTCTATTCTTTTGGTCTTCACCCAGAACAACATCAACCATCTGGAACTGCTAACTTATCTCGTATTGATACTACCCTTCTCTGGCTCCAAATGACTGATCCATTTGCACCACAAGACGTATCTTCTGGTACAAGCTCTTATGCTTACCAATCACTTGATTTTCCAAATGCTCAACAAACCCGTTCTATCACTATAACTACTCAACTCATCAATAACTCTAATATCTGGATCTTTGCATTCTCATACAACGTATTCCGTATTATGAGCGGTATGGGCGGGCTTGCATACGCCAATTAGTTTTGTTGTATTATTCGGAGTTTTATTTATTGTATTTGGCAAAAGATAAAAACCATATAGAAATATATTTTTTTGATTAAATGATTAATTAAAAAAATTGAATGATAAATGCTGTGTTGAATTAATTTTATTATTTTCTAAATTAATAACATATGACTAGTACAAAAAGAATACAAACAAATACACACTCGCTAAAAAGTGCAGATAGTGCAGATAAAATTAAATTATCTGATTATCAACAACACTTATTAAAGAAACAAATAACTGAATTAAATAACATATCTGACAATAGCGATACAGATACAGAAACAGAAACAGAAATAGAAAATATTAATATTTGTAAAAATATTAATATTCATAAAAATATTAATATTGATAATCTTAAACAAAAACGAGATAAATTATTATTAACAATAACTGATAATAATGAAGAAATTAGACAATATAATGAATTCATAAATGAGAAAAAAACAGAAAATGTTAAAATAAATAATGAATTAGATAAATTAAACAAAGAAATTATTAAACGAGAAAAAGAAGAAACAAACTCACCAAAACAATTAAATAAAATTTTATTTTCAGAGAATTCTCATAAATCAGAAAATAGTAAAATATTAGCTGCTTGGAATACATTAAACAATTATGAAATACCTAATAAAGATGATTTAAAAATTTTATCATCACATCCTGGACATTTTATTTTAATGGGTTGTGACGCAGGTTCAATTAAAAATCCACATTGGCTTGTTAAAGATAAAACTGGAGCTGAATATTATATAATGTTTTGTGAAACAAATAGTTATACATCTTTTTCTAAAGAAGATTATAAATGTGTTATCAATCCAGAAGAAGATGTTTTTCCAACTTGGCATTTAGAAAAAATAGGCTATATATCAACAAAAGCATATCCGGATAAAATAGGAACAAATGTTTATCTCCATCAGCTTATCTGTAAAAAACATAATATAAAAGCATATTCTACATTATCGGTTGACCACATAAATCGAAATAAACTTGATAATCGTAAAGAAAATCTTAGATTTGCAACACAAACAGAACAGAATCAAAATACAGATAAAAGAAAACGCAAACATAATGCAAAACCTTTACCAGAAGGCCTTAAACAAGACGATATGCCGAAATATGTTTTATTTTATTCAGAAAAATATGGTAAAGATAAAGAAAATCAACATTATAGATGTTGGTTTAATATAGAAAAACATCCATCACAAGGAGGAAAGAAATGGTCCACCACAAAATCATCAACATTAACATTACAAGAAAAATTAGAATTAGCTAAAGAAAAATTAGAAGAATTTAATAGACAAAATTTATTAATAAATTAACTTTATTTAATTTTATTTATTTAATTTTATTTATTTAACTTTATTTATTTATCCTAAACTTTTCAAAAAATCATCAATATCATCATCATTGTCACTAAAATTTAATGCTTTATTATCTGAAGAATCATTTAATAAATTATTAATATTAGAAATATTAACATTTGATTTTACTATTTTTTTATGGTTATTTAATAAATATTTATTAATAAAATTATATCCAGCCAATATATGTTCACAATTTTTTGCACCAGTTATAACAATGGATCCTTTTTCAAAGACAAAAATAGATATTGTTTTATCAACACAATGATGTTTTATATTTACACAAGCATGATTACTTGGATCATATTTACATTCAATAGATTCAGATAATAATAAATTATATAATTTTAATCTGTCTATTTTATTAGGATATTTAAAATTACTATTTATCATACCAATTGTTATATTATCAACTAAATTTAAAAATAATTTTGTTGGATCATTAATAAATGGTTTATCGATAATAGTCATCGTTTGTTTATCAATAATTGCTTTTATTGTTTTTAATTCATCAAATATTTTTGCAATAACATCAATTACATTATCAATTGATTTACATCCTGTCATTTGTATAGAGCCATTTGTAAATAATTTTATATTAATTGGTTTATCTTTTTTAGATTCAACCATAATTGCAAGAGATACTTGATTATAAAATACACGTTTAGCCTTCTTTTTCTTTTTTTGTCGTTTTTTTGGAAATAATGATCTATTTGTACATGGATCATCGTTGCGACCATAACTAATGCTCACAATACCATTTTGATTTAGGTCAATATATTTTGCAATATTACTTACAATAAATTCAATTTCTAAATCACAACAAATAGTCATTGTAGATATACATACATCATCTGGTAATTTTCTAATTATCAATGCATCTAATATCTTATTTTTTAGTATATTTTTATTTGTATCCATATATATATATTGATATGTTATTAGAATTATATGTTATTTAAATAAACTAATATATGTTCAATTTTTTATCATATTTCTAAAGAAATATAATAAAAATTCAAGACAAAAAAATTAATTTTTTATTGCGTTCAATTTGTTTATTAACAATTTGTTTATCATCAATATTTATTATTGCGATAACACATATAATATAATATCATATACAATAATATATATGAAATATTTATCATGGGATGTTGGTGTAAAAAATATGGCTTATTCTTTACTAGAAAAAACAGAAGATAATAAATGCAAACTTTTGAGATGTGGAATATTAAATTTAGTTGATAAAAGAGACGTATGTCAGTTTGAATTGAGAACAAAGAAATGTTGTGGTAAAATAGCAAGACATAAAATATTAAATAATAAATGTGAAGAATTAAATGTTTGTAAAACACATTGTACTAAATTAAAAGTAGAACCTGTAAAACTTGATATATATAAATGTGCAAAATGTTATGAGAAATCATATATAAATATTTGTGGTAAAGATGAATGGTCATGGTGTGAAAAACATGAAAACTTATCAAAAAAAATATTAACACAATTTAAACCTAAAAAAATTACTGGTCAGAATTGTTCACAACAACCAATTCAAGAATTATTATCAGAATTAACACGAAAACTTGATGAAAATAAAGATTTTTTAGATATATCTGGTGTATGGATTGAGAATCAACCATCGCTTATTAATCCATCTATAAAAACAATTGCGTCAGCACTTTATACATATTTTGTAATTAGAGGCATAATAGATAAAGAAGATGATAAAATAGAATTTGTAAAATTCGCATCACCTCTTAATAAATTAAAAGTTGCAAAAAAAACAACAGAAGAAGCATTAAGACAAGCTAAAAGTGCTCGCGAATATTATTCAATAGAAAAAGGATTATCTATAATTTATGTGAAAGCATTATTAAATAATGATGAACAAATACTTTTAACAAAAGCAATCGAACAGAATGGTAACAAAGGAGATGATATATGTGATTCATATTTACAAGGTTTTCATCATATTTTTGATGGAGAAATTCCACAATATTATCAAGATAAAATTCATGAAATACCAGAAGATAATTTACAAATTAAAAAAATTAAAAGTAAGAAGAAAATATCAGATATTACAGAAAAATAATTAAATTTAGCGTAAATTTCTAATTCTATTTATCAAAATTTATCTCTTCGAAATCAGAAATTAACGGTATTAAATAATCAAACATCTATGTTTGAATATTTATCTAGCGTTTATTTATCAAAATTTATCTCTTCAAAATCAGAAATTAACGGTACCATAGGTGGTATAGACATTTTAAAAGTTTTTATACAAATATTATTTGGATCTCTATATTGTGAAATATCTAAAGGTCCGCCAAATTTTTTAAGTAATTCTCGTGGACCAGATGGTTTTATTAACATAATATCATTTTGAAAAATATCTCTATATAATTGTTTGATTAATACACTGCGAACAGATTTACGATAATCATCTAAATTTTCATTATATGCTAATATACAAGAGAACCCGCAAAAATTACCAAAAACATAATATATATTATTTTTATAATGATCCGGAAGAAATAAAGGACAAGTATCAAAATTATAAGTACACCACCAACATGCAATATCTGTTTTTTCACAAATTTGTAATTTATTATTATTTATGGAAATTAATCCAATATTTAATAATTTTTTTTTATTTTCTTTAGTTATTGCAATATTATTTTCATTATGAAAATTTTTATCTTTTAATTTTGATTTTAAATTTAGTATAATTGCATCTTTTTTATGTAATTCATTTATTAATTTATCAATGGTATTATTTTTTAAATTACTAACGTCTGATTTAATAGATTCTTCATCAGAATTATTTTTATCAGTTAAATACTTAAGTTTACTATTTTCAGTATTATTATTATCAGTTAAATCATCTGAATCGGATAAAGAACCAAAATTATTTTTATCAGTAGTATTTTCATCATCAAAATTTGGAAGATATAAAATTAATTGTTCTTCAGTTTGTTTTTTTTCTACTGATTCTTTAACTGTGTTTTTAGGTATCATAAGATTCTTAGGAGGACGCCCTGGACGTCTTTTATTCTTAATTGTTGCCATATGTATTATATATATACTTCTCTTTAATACTTTGTTAAATTATTTAAGAAAAAGTCAATTTTTTATCCTTTATCCGCCTGAAAAATATATCAAAAATAACGCGCCATTAATCTAACTGGCATAGGTGTTATAACACCGATAGGCAGTTAAGGAATAAGATTTTTATCGTTTCTTATTTGAACCAAAAGATATTTGGTCATATGTTATATCATTATTTTTTTTAGTATTTTTATTATTTAATTGATTTAATTTTTTTGCTAAATTATTATTTATAGAAATTTGTGATATACCACTTTTTGATGTATCCATTGTATTGTGTGTGGATGTAGACATTTCAGACATAGTATCATTATTTTTTTTATTGGATGAGGATTTTGATGATTTTGAATTATTAGATTTTTGATTTATTTGTGTGTTAATAGGTTGATTTTGTTTTTTTTGTAGTGAACGCGTACTCTGACTTCTATGACTTTTTGGACTAGCAGTTAATTCTAAATTATTTTTCATTAAATTAAATTTATCTTTTTGTTCTGCTAACATTTGTTGATATTTTTGATATTCTAATTCTTGGCGTTTTAATTCTTCTAAATCTTTTGCTCTTTGCGCCGCTTGTTCATGTTGTCTATTCATATAATCATCTAATTTATTTTGTTCATTCATTTGTTGCGTATTTTGTTGATTTTGGTTGTTTTGTTTATTAGACATTTGCGAATGAGAATCTTTTGCTGCTTTTGCTCTTAATTTTTCAATATAATCTTCATTATCTTCTACTTCTTGAGATCTATTTGGAATAAACTTATGAGCATTTTGTTTACCACCAACAGTTACAACAACACCAATCAGAGTTACAAATAATCTGAACCAAGGATTCATTTTTTTACCAGGAACATTGTGGTGTTCATATATGTCTCCAAGAATTTCATAATAAGTATTTTTATCAGCTTTAACTTCATCACTTAATCCTTTTAATGAAAAATCAAATGGATTATAATTATTATTTACTAATTCAACACCTTTAACAACACCAATTAACATATGTGAATATAAACCAAGCCAATTTCTTTTAGATCTAATACTACGATGTAAATCTAATTCATATTTCATCATATAATAATCATCATCTATGTTATAATTTGTCACCTTACATCCTAAGTCTCTTAATTCTCCAAGAGCTCTCATAATGTCAAGTCTGCGTAATCTTTTTTCAAGTGGAGATAATTTTTCATATTCTTCATCAATAAATTTATTAGTATCTGATTTTGTGTTATTTTTATCAGTTCCAACATTTTGTTCTGAATAGTTATTATTAACTGATTGATTATTATATTGTGACTGATATGTTTGATTATTATCACGTGTATTATTATCATATGTTTTATTATCATTATGTGCAGAAACATATGTATCAAATTTTTCATCAACATCATCATCGCCTTTATTATTATTATCAGGATACCACCGTTGGTCTTGTGGAATTAATTTTTCAGAATTGGCAAGATAATCTACCATCATATTTGTACCTTCAGTTAAACCATTATTAAAATCAGTCATATATATTTTAAAAAAAGAAAGTTATATAATTTTATATACGCATTAAGTTAAATTAAAATAACTTGATATATATTATAAATAAATTTATGAGTGAATATTATAATTATAGTGATTTTAATAATAATGAATTTGATAAATTAGATAAAATGGCAAGAGAAATAAATAATAATAAACAAGATAAAATAAAAAATAAATTGATGAAAAATGTAAAAGACGATTATAATAATGATAAAAATAATTGGAAAAATGGATTAAATGAAATTATGGAACAAAATAAAAATAATATGATGTTTTCAAATTCAAATTTTCAACCTTTTAATACATATAATAATCATTATGATGAATATGATAATTATAACAAAAAAAAATCAAATATTAAATCATTAAAATCACAATCGAATTATTCTATATCAGATATTTCATCTCAATCAAATAATTCATTAGATGAATCAAAATCTTCAAACACCTCATTATCTTTTAATTCATCAAATTCTATAATTTCATCAAGTTCTCTAAATCCATCCAGTTCTCTAATTTCATCAAAAATATATCCTGAAACAGAAAGTTATAAAAATTCATTTTTTAATAAATCATCATCATATATCGATTCTATATCAATAGATTCATATATTGATGATATAAAACAAGACAAAAAAACAAATAATAATAAATTAAGTGATATTATAAGAAATTTA